GTACCTGCAGACCATGCACATACCTTATCATGGCTTGATTTCGTAGGTTTTGACATACTAGATCCACCAGTTATGATAAATGGTTTTGCAGTTTTGCGATTTGTACGTTGCAAAGGTGAAGAAATTTTGGTAAACAGAGAATATAGCCCAGTTGTTAGCTGATAGCCCTAACGGATAACTAGATGAAGCTAAGATGGATAACTAGATAAAATGTAACATTAACTTTTTTGAGGAGAACTATAATGGCTAATACAATAGACACAGCCTTTATTACGCAGTTCGAAACAGAAGTTCATTTAGCTTATCAAAGAATGGGTAGTAAATTAAGAAATACTGTCCGTACTGTAGCTAATGTGAGTGGAAGTACAGCACGATTTCAAAAGATCGGTACTGGGACTGCATCAACTAAATCCAGAAATGGACAAGTAACACCAATGGAATTGGCACACACCACAGTAGATGTGAGTATGTCTGACTTCTATGCTGCTGAATTTATCGATAAGTTAGATGAATTAAAGACCAACATAGATGAGAGACAAGCTGTAGCAACTAGTGCTGCTGCTGCTCTTGGTCGTAAGACTGATGAGATCTTATACACAGCTATGGACTCAGGTGCTAATTCATCTCAATTACATGACACAAGTTCAGCAGTTGAAAAGGCAGACTTGTTAAGTGCATTTGAAACTTTTGGTACTGCAAACATACCTGAAGATGGTGGCAGATATATTGCTATGCACCCAAAGGGATATGCTGACTTATTTCTAATTAATGAGTTTGCATCATCTGACTTTGTTGGTGAGCAGAACTTACCATTTGCAGGTGGCATGAGTATGAAAGAATTTTTAGGATTCAAGATATTCTCTACTGCTGCAATTACTGCAGGTAAGAATATGGTCTATCATACTAGTGCAGTTGGTTTAGGTATTGGTGCTGACGTAAGCACAGAACTAAACTATATTCCTGAGAAAGTATCTCACTTAGCAACCTCAATGATGTCTATGGGTGCTGTTGTTATTGATAACAATGGTGTCTATGAACTTCTTGACAACAACTCATAGGAGGGTCGAATGGCTTATAGTGCAAGTGGTTTACACCGAATGGCAGGTGCTAGTGGAGTACAGTTATTCATCTATCAAACAGCAGATGCAGTTGGTACTGTAAATACTGCAGGTTACTTTAATAGTGCTGCAGGTATGTTGAATGTTAGAGATCTAATAATTGTTATGGATACTAATACACCAACAACACATTTTTGTACTGTTTTATCCAATACTGGATCAGTAGTTGACGTTTCAGACGGAACTGCTGTAGCAGAAACAGACGGAGATTAGGAGTAGGGGGAGCAATCCCCCTAACTTTATATGGCAAGTACAGTAGCAAATTCAGCAATAGATATAGCATCAAGGGCATTAGTTCTTATAGGTGCAGAGCCTATTACCTCATTTGACTCTTCAAGTACTGAAGCCTTAGTAGCAAGTAATATGTATGAAGATACTGTTCGTGCTACATTATCTACTGCAAGATGGAGATTTGCTACAGAACAAGCTATATTGAATCAACTATCAGATGCACCAACTGGTAGATTTGATATTGCTCATCAATTACCAAGTGATCTTCTTGTTCTTCATGGTGTAACTATTAGTGATAGATTAATAGAATATACTGTGTATGGTGACAAAGTATTTAGTGATTCAACTAGTGCTGACACTTTGATAGCTGACTATACATTTAGAGCAGAAGAAGTAAACTTCCCAAGTTATTTTTCATTAGCATTGCAATACTCACTGGCATCTATCTTTGCAACATCTATAGCAAGAGATGATAGGCTTATGCAGTTAATGGAAACAAAAGCAAATATGTTAATGGCAAAAGCTAGAAACTTAGATGCACAACAACAGACAACAAGAAAACTATCAACTTCAAGATTCATTACAAATAGGAGAAGTTAAATGGCAAGAGTAAGAGTGCCATTAAATAACTTTCAGTTTGGAGAAGTTAGTCCTGCACTTACATCAAGAACAGATACTAAAGTATATACTAATGCTGCAGAGCAAGTAAGAAACTTTTTTATTAGATCAGAGGGTGGTCTAAAGAAAAGAACTGGCACAAAGAGACTTGCTAACTTTGGTAGCAACCCATCATTTACAGCAACAACAAGTCTAAGACAAAGTGTAAGAATAGAACCTTTTATATTTTCAGATGATGAAAAATATATAATAGCCTTTAGCAATACACGAATAGAGATATTTCAGATACACCCTACGACTGGTGCAGTGGCATCTGTTCAGGCAATTACCAGTCAATCATGGTTAGTCAATACAACATCAGCATCTTATCTTGAAGAAATTACCTTTGCACAACAAGGTGATCTTATGTTTATATGTCACAATACATTCCAGACTAGAATATTAGAACGTACTGGTCTTACATCTTTTTCAGTATCTACATTTAACTTTGATACATCAAGAGATGGCAATGATATATTTCAACCATATTTTCCATTTCAATCATTAGGAACAACTATTACTTCAAGTTCTACTGGTGAAAGTGTTGTTGCTACAACTTTAACAACATCATCAGATTATTTTGTAAGTGGTCATGTTGGTACAGATTTAGTAATTGGAGAAACCAGAGCAAGAATAACTTCTGTTACAAATGCAACAACTGCTGTAGCTACATTGCAAGATGTATTAACACAACAATTAGAAATAGATAGTCTGAAAACATTTGAAGGTAGTGGTACTGTTAGAGTTACAAAAGCTTTGCATGGTTTAGCTACTGGAGCTTCTGTCAAGTTTGAAAGGTCAGGTGCAGTCGGTGGCATTGCTAATAGTAATATTAACGGAACTAGATCTATAACTGCTGTTCCTGATGAAAACACATTTGAGTTTACTGCAGGTGGCAGTGCTACTGCTACATCAAGTGCCATTGGTGGAGGTAGTCCTCGAATAATTACTGGTGCGGCAACTACAGAATTTAGCGAACAAAGTTATTCATCACTAAGAGGATACCCTGCTGCAGTTACATTTCATCAAAATAGATTATGGTTTGGTGGTACATTGGCACAACCTGATGGTATATGGGGTAGTAAGTCAGGGCAGTTCTTTAACTTTGATGTAGGAGATGCAAGTGATAATGATGCTCTTGATCTTACTGCAAACGTAGGTGAGATATTTTCTATTAGACATTTGGTATCAAACAGAGATTTACAAGTCTTTACTACTGGTGCTGAGTTATTTGTTCAAGCACCAACTGATAAACCAGTGACACCTGCTAACGCACAGATACGCAGACAAACTCCTTATGGTGCATCATTTGTAAAACCTACAGTCTTTGATGGTGCGACTTTATTTATACAGAAAACTGGTAGTGCATTGAGAGAGTTTCTATTTACAGACTCAGAGGCAGCATATACATCTGTGGCTGTATCAGGTCTTGCACCTCATTTAATATTAGATCCAGTACAGATGACATCAATCAAAGGTGCATTGAATAGAAGTGAGTCATATGCTTTTCTTATAAACAATGATGGCACTATAGCTGTATTCTATTCTGTAAGAGGAGATCAAAAAGCAGGGTGGACATTGTGGGATACACAAGGAACATGGCATAGTATATGTGCAGTCCATGAAAGATTGTTTGTAGTTTGTGCTAGAGATGATGGATCAGGAACTACTAAGTTATTTCTTGAGGAGTTTCAAACAGATATGCCTATGGATTTCTGTGATACATTTAGTGGAAGCAGTAGTGCCTTTGGTAGTTTGGGATCACACTTTGCCAATGATGCAGTCGTAAAAGCTACAAATGGTAATGACTTTCTTGGGTCGTTTACTGTATCAGGTGCAGCAATAGATGCTAGTGCAGTAAAGAGTGGGTTATCTCAGGCATTTATTGGGTATTCTTTTACACCTACACTTAAGACTTTACCTATAGATGCAACTATACAAGGTGGTCCTTTGACTGGTGAGCCTAGACAAATACCGAAAGTCGTATTAGATTTGTTCTCAACATTAGCAGTTAGTGTTCAAGGACCAAGTACAACATCAACAACAAGAGACTTGGTTATTAGGAATACTACAGATACAGTGTCAGGTGGCTTAATGGAAAGATCTGCTGTCACTGGCAAAGAGGAGTTTAGGTTATTGGGATATAGTCGTGATCCAAGAGTTATAGTATCACAGTCTTTTCCTTTGGATTTACAGATTAACGGAATGATAGTAGAGGTGGCATTTTAATGGAACCAACCACAATGATGTATATTGCATCAGGATTGATGTCTGCAAGTAGATATAACAGAGCAGGTAAGATAGCAAAACAAGAAGCCGCATTAACTGCTAGAAGAATTAAAGTACAAGCAGAGCAAAAGAGATTACAAAAATTGCAAGAGCATAATGATATTGTAGCGAACCTGCAAACATTCAAAGGTACTAATATGGCTTTGGCAGGTACATCAGGTAGAGATACTGGTGCAGATAAATCCTTTAAACGTATTCAGGAAAGAGCAAAAGAAAATGCCGCAGTCACAGCACAGAGATCAAATCTGCAGGGAATAATGGAACAAAGTAATTTGGCACAAAAGCAACAAATGGTTTTATTACAAGGACAAAATAAAGCAAAGTCCTATCGTATGATGGGATATCAATCAATTTTAAATACAGCATATGGAACAAGTAAGTTGATATAATGGTAGAATTTGTAAAATCAAAACAAACTTCATTTAGGAATCAGGCAGTTGGTGTTGTAGAGGTTAACACTGGTGCTGAACAAGTTGCAGTACAATCAGCCAAACTATTTGAGGCAGGACAAAAAATAGCATGGGAAGAAGC